CGCGATCTCTGCCGGTATCGGCTTGGTAATGGCTAAGGACGCCGAGAAGAAACCGGAATGAACTGGGTTTACCAGATTGTCCTGGCCTTCCTCGACTGGATCCGTGAAACACCACCCGCCGACATCCAACATGGAAAAGCACCCGAAGATCTCAAGGCTGACCTGGCTGGTCGTGTTGCTGACCTGCCTGGGCTGCCAGACCAAGGTGGTGATGGTCCCGCACGGTGACCCGGTGATGCTGGCCAAGCCGGTGAAGGCCAGTGTGTACGCTTTCGATGCAAACAAGAAGCTGGTGGGGCCGTCCAAGGTGACGCTGCCTGCCGGCTGGTACGTCCTGCCTAAGAACTGATATGGCCCAGCAAATCATAAACATCGGCACCATCGCCAACGACAACACCGGGGACACGCTCCGGGGCGCCGGCCAGAAGATCAACGACAACTTCGACGAGCTGTATGGCAGCCTACCCATTGATGCAGCGCCGGCAACCTGGGTGCCTACGCTGACCGATTCCGGTGGTGGTCGAACCTACAGCTTCACCGTCAATACAGCCCGTCACACGGCAATCGGTTTTGTGGCCACCTTCACCGTGGACATCACCATCAACTCGGTGACCGGATCCGCCACCGGAGACCTCCGCATCAGCCTGCCTGACCCTGTGTCCTACGATGCCGCGCTGGCCATCTGGTTGGACAACGCCACCGCCCAGGCCAAGACCGCGGTGATCGGCAAGGCTGTCGGAGGGACATCCTATGCCGCCCTCTACCACTACGAGACCGGAGACATCACCAGCATGGCCAGCCAAATACAGGCCACCAGCCGTATCCTGATCTCCGGCACCTACTTCACCGCCTAAATGACCACCATCGGATCCAGTCTCCAGCAGGGCATGGCGGTGCTCCAGCAGATGCTGGGGGCGCCCATGTTCATCTGGGAGGGGACGTCGATCCGGTGCATCCCGGCAGCCGTCACCGACGCCAACAACCCGGTGGCCGGTGGGTTCCAGGACAATGTGACCTCCCGGATCCTGGTCAAGTTCAGCGACTGGAAGACCTGGGACAGCACCCTGGTCACGATGGACACCACGCTGTACACCCTCGACCAGGGCACCGAGTTCTCCCGGCTGCTCAAGGAGGATGGCTACTATCTGCTCCAGGAAAACACCGACCGCATCGCCCTGACCTTCTGTAAGCCGCGTCCGGTGGTCGGGCGCACGCTGGTGTACCAAGGCCGGACCCTCCGTATACTGTCCTGCCGTGTGGATGCCTCCGGCGCCTACTACAGCCTCGAACTAGGAGCGAAAACCCGGTGAGGCCTGTCGTCAACATGACGGTGGATTCCAGCCGCTTCGATGCAGCAATGAAGGCCTATCTGCTGTCGACCAGCCGAGACCTTCACAAGGCGATCAACGCCCGGTTCTTTTTCCTGATGGTTCGGCTGTTCGTCCTGGTCCCGCCTAAAAGCCCGGGACAAGAACGGCGCCGGATTGCCGACTACCTAGGCAAGCCCCTCGGCGATGTGAACCGTAAGAGCAAGAAAACCGGCAAGCGCATCGGAAAGTCCCGATTGCTTCGTCGGGTGCACCTGATCGCCCAGGCACGCGAAGCCAAGGCAGGCCGCCGCGGTCTCTATGGTGAGGAGATGAAGGCAGCCGCCTCGGCTCTGATGCGGAAAGCTATCGGCTCAGTCGGATACCTCCGCTCCGGTGTGGTGAAGGTGATCCGGATTTACAATCGTGGCTTCACCCAGTTTCAAAGCCCGAAGTGGAAACCATTGTCAAAGCCTGCAGGCTACAAGGCGCCAAAGAAGACAAACGCCGCTCTTGTGGCCTTGGCCAATCAGTACGGCCTGCCGGAGGAGAACGTCGCCGTTCATAAGGGCACCAAGGCCCGAGGCATTCAAGCGGTCCCCGGCTTCAACCCAACAGCCTCAGTGGTCATGACCGCTGGGGTGGCTGACAACCAATACAACCGGGTTTCCACCATCTACAATACCGCAATGCAGAAGGCTATGGACGACGAGCTCATCGAGCTCACGAATCACATGACCGAGGCCATGCTTGCCAACGGCAAGGTGCTAGAGGACAACGGTATCGCCATCAAATGAACGCCGTAGCACTCAGAGCAGAGAAGGCCGTAGCAGACTACCTGGCAGCCACCGACTGGTCGGGCTCCGGTTCAGGCATACCCACCTGCCTGACGTCCTACAGCCGCGGCCTCTATGACGACCCGGACGAGCAGGATGTCATGCCCAACTTCCCGAGGTTGGTTGTCTCGACCAACTCCGCGCGGCCTGTTCAACGTGTCGACCTCACAAACGAGGTTGAGGTTTCCGTCGAACTTCAGCTATCTGCCGACGATACCGACGAGGCTGATGTGCTGACCACCGTCCAGGTGCTCGACAATCGCATCCTGCCGCTCTTTGACGACTCCGGGGCCTCCGCCCTTAATGCTCCATCAAATGACGCCAGCGGCCCGTTTACGGCCCAATTCGCAGCCCCTCTAGACTTTGGGGCGGCCTCAATCTCTAATCGGTCCAGGACGTTCACTAGGACCTTCACTCTTTACTGTTCGGCAACCCTCTAACCCAAACCACACATGGCTAACACTCAAGGCAGCAAATACATTTTCGGATCACCGGCCACCCTGGCGCTATACGACGCCGCGGGTGCCCTTGTCGTCACCGGGTACGTCTCGCCCGATATGGAGTCGTACGACATCACGCACGAGGCCGACACCGAAGAGGTTCGGAATAGCTCCGGCGAGGTTGTCGGCCACATCGGCTACAACAACCGGCTGACGCTGACCGTCAATTTCATCCCTGCCAACACGACCAGCGTGGCGAACGCGCTGTTGTCTGCCGCATTGCCTGATGTGAATGGCACTTGCGTGATCACTGGCGCCCCAGTGGTCGAGGTCGGTGGATACGTCGACGCCATCAATGCCGCCACCGGCAACCGTTGGATCTACGCCGGCGGTGGTTCCATCAAGACCACGGCCACCGGCAAGGCCACTGGCACGATCACCTTGAAGCGGTACACCAACATCACCGCCACCGGCGCCGCCACCGCCCTGTGAGCCAACTGGCTGACATCCTGACGGCGACAGCCAAGCCCTGCCCGGTGGTCATGGGGCTACGGCTGCTGCCGTATTCGGTGGGGCACTCACTGGTGCTTCACCGCATCGGCTCGCCGTTGGTTGTCGGAGGCCACGTCGGCCATGCAGACCTCATGACCGCAGTGCTCATCTGTTCCCAACCCATTCAGGAGTCGCTGGCGGCTATCTATTCGCCCCTCCGGAACTTAGCCTTGAAGGCCTGGGCATGGAAGGTGAAGCGCCTGTCATTCGATGCCCAGCTCGACAAGTGGAACGAATGGATGGCCGGCCAGTCGACAGCGCCAGAAATCCTAATGAAGCAAGGCAGCTCCAGGCAGCTCTCGATGCCGTGGCCAGAGCGTATGCTGGCCTGCTGCCTTGAGATCGGGCTGGAGGAGGACACCGTGCTGGCCATGCCTATCGGGGATGCCGAGCGCCTTGTCCTGGCGCGAGCTGAAAGCCATGGCGACATCGAGCTGTGGAGCCCGAAGGATGAAGCCTTGTGGCGCTGGGTGAAGCAGCAGGAAGCTAAGAAAAACTGACACCATGGCCATCTTCTCACTGATCGCAAAACTCGGTCTCGACGGCACCAACTTCGAGTCAGGACTGAAGAAGTCCCAGTCGATGGCCAAGGGCGTCGGCAGAGAGGTTACAGGCACTCTCGCTGCCATGTTTGCGGTCGACAAGATAGCTCAGTTTGGCCTGTCGATTGTCGATGCCGCTGGACAGATTGCAGACCTTTCAGCACGACTCGGTGTGTCAGCCGAGTTCCTGCAGGAAATGCAGTTCGCTGCAAAGTTAAGCGGTGCCAGCATTGAGGACGTGGCCGGAGCTGTTGAAAAGCTGTCCATTGCCAGGATGAAGGCCTTGAGCGGTGACAAACGGTCTGTCGAATTGTTGCAACAGATGGGCTTTTCAATTCAACAGGTAAAAGAGGCTGGCGGTGGCGAAGGGCTTTTCATGGAAATTGGAAAGCTGTTTGAATCTGGAATTGATCCGCAAAAGCTGGTTGGACCATTCAAGGAGCTGGCAGGAAAAGGCGCTGGCGCATTAATCCCAGCCATGGTCAATGGCTTGACCGATGCAGCGCAACAGGCCCGAGACCTTGGCATTGTGATCGACACCGATGTGGTTGACGCGCTCGACGACGTTGCCGACAGAATAGACACGCTGAAATCCGTCTTCATGTCGTTCGGGGCTTCTGTAATCGCCTACGTTGTGAAGCCGTTCATGAAATACCTGGAGGCTACTGTTGCCGGTATTCACGGCTTTTTCATGGCCACAAACACCCCTCAAGGCGGCAGGGACATGAAGAGCGAGGAGCTGATGAATCACATGGGGAGACAGTTTACCCAGTCATTCATTTCTTCACTTGAGGAACAGGACGCAGCTATCGTGAAGAGGCGTGAAGACAGGGCCAAACGGCTATCCATGAAGGGCAAAGCTGAAGAAAGCACCTCATCGCTTTCAGAAAAAGGCCTCATGATTCAACCCACTGATGCCTTGGCTCGAACTGGTGGGTTCACTTCGTTTCAATCGAACTTGGACAAATACTTTGGATCGGTGAAGACTCAGGCTCAGGACATCCGGGACATCTCCAAGAACACCAAGAAGACGGCCGATGCCGTTTCTGAATAACATGGCAACGATCCATCAAGCTCCAGAGCTGGCAAACTTTCCCGGATACATCGAGGTAAGCCGCCGATTCGATCAAACCGGATCCGGCACTGGCCCGGTGTGGACGATTGAATACCGCGGCACCAAGGATGCCATTCGAATCGCCACACTAGGCTGGTCGAGCATCGGCGCCAAATACAGCACCGTCGAGGAAGGCCCTTACGCCTCGGCCACCGTCATCTTCTCAGGCCCAACAGCCGACCCAGGTGACCCGATAGACGCCGCAACCGTACCGGTCGCCGGCCAGGAGACACCAGAAATCCGATACGAGTTCCGGACTGATTATGTCGACGTTTCTGTGTTCGCTCTGCCTGCCGTTGTGGCTGAAGCCGAGAAGACTGGAAATCCGGCAGGCTACAAGCTGGCCATCGAGGACGCTGTAAAGGCTGGCGTTTATCTGACCAGCATCAGGGAAAACGGCGAGTTTATCACCTATTGGGACGACAAACCGGTGGCTAAACGAATCTGGGAAAAGCTCACCCGCGGCGAAGATTCCTTCCCGGTGGGGCGTGTGAGCCTAAGCCGGGTGGCCATGTTCTCAGGCAGCCTAGGGCTTCCCCAGGTGCCTCAGAGCATCCCGCCGGTTTACACGCCAGCCAGCTTCATAGTTGCCTGGAACCTTCCTTTTTCGGTCTACTCCATGCTGCCTTCCGTTCCTATTGATCCAAGGACCGGAAGGCCTGCAGCGCCCGCCGGCACGGTATGGGGCTGGAAGCAGACCAATTATTCGTCGAGCCTGATCGTCAAGACCAACATGGTTGAGCAGAACATCTCCTGGACGTTCGCGCCGTACGACACCGACATTTACCCAATCCTCTAACAACAACCCCCAACACCCCCACAATCTATGGCAAACGAGATTCAAATGACGGCCCGTCTGTACGCAGACAAAGGCGGCGCCTACCTCCCCAGCGTCACCTACACCAAGAGCGTGAACATGACTGGCACCGACATGGGCAGCCAAACCCAGATCATCGGAACCACCGTCGAGGCCTTGGATGTGCCCGTCGATGTCACAGCCCCCTACAAGCTGTTGGTAAGCAACCTCGACAGCACCAACTTCGTCGACCTCGGCTTCGTCAGCGGCACCTACACCATGCGGATCCCGGCCGGTGAGACCATGCTGATCCCTTACGTTGCATCGGGCCAGACGCTCTACTTCCGAGCCGATACCGCCGCGGTAACCGTGCAGGCCACCTTCTGCGAAATCTAACGAACCACCCGCCATGGCAAACGAAGTTCAAATGTCGGCTAGGCTGTTCGCCGCCAAGGGCGGGGCCACCATCGACGGTACAACCTACACGGTGACAGCCAACATGACCGGCACCGATATGGGCCAGCAGACGCAGGACGTCGGCACAGGCTCCGAGGCCCTCGACCTGACGGCAGACCTCTCGACGCCCTACCGCG